AACCACTAGATATAGTATTAAACTGTTAATTATGTAAATTTTGAGGTGTATTATGGCGCGCAAACGACTCGAAAAGTCTGTACGAAAACCCACTTCAAAGTAATTTCCCGCATAATTCCGAACCTGAAAAGGTGTACGGTTGCACTCGAACAAAGGTGTAGCGTATGCCCGATACAATTAATCGTGAAGCATTTATCACTAAAGGTCTGGAAGAGGGAACCTATTCTTTTCTTGCGTCCAGTGAGAAAGTGGATTCGTATGGCGATATCGTTGTACAGAAAGGCATTGACCTATCCCGTTTTAAAAACAACCCCATTATCCTTTACCAGCATAATCCTAGTGAGCCTATCGGCAAAGCCGTGAACGTTCGTATGTCGGAAAAAGGTATTGTTGCTGACGTTGAGTTAGCACCCGCCGGTATCAGTGAAAAAATTGATACGATACGTGGCTTGATTGAAGCAGGCATTTTACGTGCCGTCAGTATTGGCTTTACTGCTGTTGATTGGGAACCTATCAGAAATGACAGTAACGAGTTTACAGGTTATAAGTTTCTGAAATCGCTCTTACATGAGATATCCATCGTTTCCATTCCCGCTAATGACGAAGCCCTGGCAATTGCTCGGTCCCACAATTTACCCCAACCCGAATTACGGAAAATGTTCACCGGTGTTGAACGCTTTGAGCGACAACAACAGAACAGAAACCGATTACGCCTTTTACAAATAGGAAAAAGATAATGAATATCGCCGATAAAATTAAACTTCACATCAAGAATCGTGAAGATTTTACGAAGACAATGGAAGAACTTGCACTGAAAGATTCTTTGGATGAAGCAGAGCAGAAAACGTTTGATGATGCTGACTCTCAAATTCGTTCCATTGATCACAGTCTGGACAATCTGAAGAAAGCAGAACAGTCACAGGCGGCTCAAAAAGCAATGCCAGTGGATAAAGGCTTCACACCTGAGCCTGCAGCAAAAGTAACACCACAAGTCGAACTGGAACAGGACAAGTCACTGTTCATTGCCCGTCAGGTTCACGCACTGTATATGGCCGGCGGTAATCGTATGGCAGCATCAATGTATGCTAAAGAGTCATTACGCGACCCATTGCTAGGTAAAGTGTTAGCTATGCCAGCCGATGTAATTCAACGTGCCGCAGTTGGTGCAGGTGATTCAGGTACGTCTGGATGGGCGGCTGAGTTAGTGACCATTAATCAGGCGAACCAGGCATTTATTGAAATGTTACGCCCAATGTCTATTCTGGCACGTTTCCCTGGTCGTCAGATGGGCTTTGATGGTGCAGGTTCAATTAAGATACCCCGTCAATCACTCGGTTCAACCGGTGGCTGGGTAGGTGAAGGCGGTGCAATTAAAGTTGACCGTATGACACTGGATTCAATTGAGTTGACACCTAAGAAGAACGCTAACATCATTGCCGCAAGCAATGAACTGTTAGCCCGTTCTACGCCTAGTGCAATGTCTTTAATCCGCGATGACATCCTTCGTGGTATTGCCATTAGTATTGATACCAAGTTTGTGTCTGCGGATGCCGCTGTTGCCGGTGTTTCACCTGCAGGTATTCAAACGTTTGATGGTACACCAACCGCGTCAACTGGCGCCACACTGGATAACATTACCACTGACCTTAAAGCAGCCATTAATGCGATGCTAGCGGTTAATATGCCTATGGCACAACCTGTCTGGATGCTGAACCCGCAGAACATCAATGCACTTCAGTTCATTCGTGACGGTGTAGGTAATCTGGTCTTTAAAGATGAGATTGCTATGGGAACCTTAGTGGGTTATCCGTTCATTACTTCAACCACTATTCCAGCGGATGTTGTGATGTTGGTTGATGCCTCTCAAGTGATTGTTGCAACAGAGCTTGCCCCTGAAGTGGCGATTTCTGGTGATGCGTCTATTCACATGGAAGATACACCTAATGCAGATATTGGTGGTGCTGCGACTCCTGTTCAGTCTATGTTCCAGACAGATTCGACAGCCGTTCGTGCCACAACTCGTCTCGACTTTAATGCTCGATATGACGAGTGTGTCCAAGTAATTACGGGAGTTACGTGGGCTAGTTAATATCCATGTTGCACTTTCTTCGGAGAGTGCAATTGAATGTTAATTCTTAACAGTAGGAAAAAATAATGGGTCAATTCAGTAAAGTATTTGTAAAAATCATTGATGGTGTTTTCAGACCAATGGGTTTCCCGATTGGCTATGTCTGGCAGGTTAACGATGTCATTGCCCAGTATGTCACCAAAGGTGGCTATGCGGTATTGTGCGACGAAGCCGGAGATGAAATCACACCACCGTGGAACCCAACGGTTCAATCCGGTGAAGCAGATACGACAACCGTCACACTGACGTACGATCAGACAATGGCCGTAACCGACAGTACCGGTATCACCGTCACTGTTGATGGCGTGGCAGCAACCATTAGTCTTGTCGCCGCCGCAACGAATACGATTGTGATCACCTTGTCGGCAACCGTCGATGTGGGTACGAATGTAACCGTTGATTACGATGCCTCAACCAACAACATTACCAATGATATTGGTGTGAGCGCACCGTATCTGAATAACTATTTTTGCTCAAACGTTACAGCATAGGTGACACAATGGTTAAAGTACGAGTGTTAGTTGACGGCTTTAAGATTGGGTTAACGACCTACGCGAAAGGTTCTGTCTTTGAAGTATCAGAACCCGCAGCAAACTATATGGTCGGTCAAAAGACCTGTGAACGGGCAACGGATACGTTGCCTGAAGACGTTAAACCGAAGAAAAAAGCCCCTTCACGTAAAAAAGCAACCTATAAGACGCGCGATATTGTCTCAGGAGACTAACGATGGGTCTACTCGGACGCATATTCAAACCTAAAGAAGACGGCAGTTCCGTACTCAAAGGTTGGATGGATTTGGGCTATAAACCTAACTGGTTTCAGTTAGGGGCTGACCCTAACGATACCCAAACCGCAATACAATCGTCTGCGGTTTACGCCTGCGTGAGCATCCTTGCCCAGGAAGTGTCTCGACTGGATTTAAAACATTACACAAATCCTGAACTCAGTGGTCAGATTGAAATGTATCAGTCTGCAGCCACCCGGTTATTAAATCGACCTAACTCGTATCAGACAAAATCCGACTTTATACTGCAGATGATGTATTCTCTGCTGATGGACGGTAATGCGTACTGCCTGGCAACACGCGATACCCGTGGTCGCACAGTGAACTTAACGCCGTTAAATCCAAGAGCGGTTCAACCCTATGTCGTGCCTGAAACGAATGAAGTGTATTACAGCATTTCTCAGATGGACATTGACCCGAACACCCAGTTAAATCCTGGCGAGTTTATCCCTGCCAGAAATATGCTCCACATTCGTTTGTTCACACCGACCCATCCTTTAATGGGCGTGAGTCCGTTGATTGCCTGTATGACCTCAGTTGCCCACGGCATCTCCATACAAGCACAATCAACCGAGTTCTTTAAGAACGGGGCGAAACCTTCCGGTATTTTAAGAACACCTAAACCGTTAGGTAAAGACCAGGCAAAACGATTACGCGATGCCTGGGCGCAAGGTACAAGTGGTATCAATGCCGGTAAAGTGCCGGTACTGGATAACGACCTGCAGTTCCAGTCAATGTCGTTAACGGCGGTCGAAGCGCAGTTGATTGAACAGTACGGAATGACGAAGCGAGACATTGCGATTGTTTATCGAGTGCCGCTGTATATGGTTGGTGAAGGTGAAGCACAGTTTAAAACAGCCGAAGCCTCACAACGTGATTTTGTGACCCGCACATTAGGCTTTTACATTCAACACGTAGAAGCCAGTCTCAATAACTTCTTTGGTTATGATGGTCGTACCGAATATTGGAACTTTGATGTCGAAGCCGGCATTATGAAGCCAGAATACAATATGCGTATCGAAGGACTTGCTAAGGGTGTTCAAGGTGGAATTTTCGCACCAAACGAAGCCAGAGCGTCAGAGAATTATCCTGAAAAAGAAGGTGGCGATGAGCTGTATATGCAGCGTCAAATGGTCCCTCTGGATATGCTCGGTATGGACGTGATGGCGGATATGCAGAGCGAGGAAGCACCAGAAGTCGAAGCACCAGAGGAAGAAGTCGAAGAAGCCATCGACTGGAGTAACGTCCTTTATCATTCACGCGAACATATCGGAGTAAAAGCATGAGTCCCCTGGACGAAGAAAGTTTGGGCAAACTCATTGCCAAGTTAGTGAACGAAAAATTTGCCGCTGAAGAACCCGCATGGCGCGAAGCACTTATCCCGTTAGCCACTAAGAGTGATGTCGATGCTGTGGTCGCAAAGAAAGACGTTGAAATCGCTCAGTTAGAA